TGACATGGGGGAGGATACTCATCTTCCCAAACTCTCCACCATTCTCTTTTAACCAACGCACCTTCTTCTGAAGTAGGATCTTGTTGATATTGTGCAGACCATTTAGAAACAGGAAGCTCTGCTTTTAATGCTTCAAGCTCTTCTAGTTTCCAAAATTCTGGCCAGAGAGGATTACCTGAGGGCATTAACGCAGGGAGTTCTATTACTTTCCATTCATCTGAACCACCACGTTTAATACTTGCATCTACAATTTGACCTGTTAAATCTCTTTTGTGCCAACGTGTCATAACAATAACAATAGCACCGCCAGGTTGTAATCTTTGTCTAGGACCTGATGTATACCATTCATAGGTTTTATTAAAAACATCTGAGTCTGCTGATGCACCTTCTTGCTCCGAGTGAGGATCATCAATAATTAAAAGATCAGCACCTTTACCTGTAACAGCACCACCTACACCAATCGCAAAATATTCACCTTTTTTATTTGTATTCCATCTACCTGCAGCCTTACTATCTGCTTGTAACTTTACTTCTCCAAAGATATCTTGAAAATCAGAATCGCCAACTAAATTTCTAACTTTACGACCAAACCCTACTGCAAGTTCTGCCGTATGTGCTGTTTGAATAACTTTCTTGTCAGGAAAATTTCCTAAGAACCAAGCAGGTAAAAGATAACTAGCAAACTCAGACTTCGTATGTCGAGGTGGCATATTGATAATTAATCTTTTTAATTTGCCGTCTATAACATCTTTAAAAGCATCCGCCATAATTCTATGGTGCTCTCCGTTGATGAACGCTGGCCAGACTTCTTTTACAAAGTCTAAAAAATCTAACTTAGCTCCTTCTCTTCTTTTGGCTTTATCATACTCATCTAGTAACTTAAGAAGTTCTTTTTTTTGATCAGGTGAGTAACTAGATAAATTATTTAATATTGAAGAAGGATTAATACCATTACTCATTTTTTTCCTGCTTTTTTATTTCTTGCAAAAGATCTATTAGCGCTTCTTGGTTTAACAGTTAAATTTTTCTTTGCGTTATTTTTAGGATTTCCATCTCTATGATGAACATCTTTAGTGTCACCTTTTTTAACTGTACCTTTTGCTAATGCTCTATTCCTAGCTGTATTCCTAGAAGCTCTTCTTTTCTTTTGATTTGGTTTACTTTGATAATTGGCGTACTCTCTTTTATAATTTCTAGCCATTTAAATTCCTGTTTTATGTTTATCTATTTATCAAGTACAATATTTCTGAAATCTTCATTGCTGTTGCTTTTGTTGTTTTCATATTAGGCTCTACGCCATCTTGATAAGTTACTAGTAATACACCCCATGCATCTTCCGAGCTCATTATAGGACAAGCTATATTAGAAACATTTCTTTCAAGAGAAGTACATTGGCTTAAAACAAAGTTTCCAATAACATATTCATCGCCTTCCATCCAATAACCTGTTGGTAATAGATCAGCAGAATTTCTAGGTTCAGTAATTAAAGGAACTACATTCCTAGCATCTACCCAATCATACAACCATATTGATTCAATACTTCTTTCAGACCTAAGAAGTCTAGTAATTAAATCTTCTACTTTGATTACTTTTTCAGGATCATTTTTAAATACCTCTGCTATTGGTATTTCAGTATCTTCTTCTACATTCAGATTTGTATATTGTTGAAAACCAACGTAAGCAATAACAGAAACAATAAGAAGGCTTGTAATCTTCATTACAAAAGCTGACCAACTTTGTTCAGGTGATATAATACTTCTTATAGCATTAATAATGTTTTCCATCTATCAGTACCTCTGATTCTGTTTCAATTACTACTCGTGCTCCACATGGAAGTAAAGGCTTATCGTTACCACCATACACTACTCTACTACTACCTAATATTTCTACACTATGTCCATAAGTATTTTTTCTACCTTCCTTAACTGTAAGTACAGGCTCATTTGTTCCGTGTTTTTTATTGGCTCTAATCTTGTGCATATTCACATGGATATACTTTTTTGACATATTAATTTTTTAACCAAAAGTTTAAGAGCAATACTAGAAGAGCCGCAATACCAAAAATATCAAAGTAAGTGAGTGTCATTAAAATTTATCTATCATCAAACCAATATCAGCAGAAAGTTCTTTTGCATTAACTAAAACTTTCTCTGATTTCTTTTCTATCTCTGTAGTATTTTCTAACAAAGTAATTTGATCGTGTTTATACTTCTTATCCCAATAACTTCTAGATATATTTTTAAAAAGTTTTTCATGTTCCTCCATTGTGAGGTACTTTTTAAAAAAAATTTTTTTGTGAGATATTAATACATACTCATCATTAAAAGATATTGTACAATCTTCTGCTTTTACTGTCGGACAATTATTTTTTTCTTTCATAGTTTCTTTTCTCCCTGCAAACATTATACATAAAAACAAAATATTTGGAAGTCCTAAGTTAGGGAGGAAACTCAGGACTTCCTCGTCAAATAAAGGTAGCAAGTCTTACATTCGAATGCTTACAAATCCCTCATTTAACGAATTAACTTGCAAAAAAGTCAGCAAGAGTATATTCTTTAGTAAGAACATAGGTAGATACTACCTATATACTTACTATACTAGATAGATACTAGTCTTAGATAGATACTACAGGGGATTTTTAGAAACAAAAACATAAAAATGCAAAATATTTTTTTTATGCATAGGATTCCTTGGGTTTTTTATGAAAAAAAAGGGGTAACCAACCCTAAAAACAATTAGTGGAGAAAAAAATGGCAAAAAGTCCTACCAAAACAAAAAAGAAAACAGCACCTAAGAAGAAAATAAGCAAAGAATCAAGAATAGAACCTCAAAATGCTAAGATTGGTATAGCTATGGGTGTGATATTAATACTACTAATGCTTATGGTTAATACATAACAGCGATATTTTCAAAACATTCTGATATTACGAGCAAATTAGTTAGGGGATGCTAGTCATTTTTCAAAATCTCACAGGGGTGGTGGGGTATTGGAGTAAGTATTTACCGCTAACCTTAATTAGACCTTTTCTCTGTCCTGTAAGAAATCAGAGAGTCGTTGATTGTGATGATGCTAGTCAAGATTAACCTTGATCCTTAAGGCTATTTAACTTTGATCTTAAGTCTTGCTCTATGTCCTCTAGAGATCGTTGCTCATCTTTGCTGATTGTAACCTCAGAGAACATTGCAATGCTCTTACCCATCATCTCTAAGGCTCTAAGCCTGTGTGTGTTGTTGTCTTCCTCATCTACGATCTTCCATAACTCATTTTCAATTCTCTCCTTGGTCGTGACCTCTCTGACGTGTTTTGCTCTAGACCTATCCGCAATTATTTTATCGACCATAATGGTGACATCATTGTGTTGAGATAACTTTGATGCTTCGTTCCTTATCACCGCATCACTCATCTTCTTAGTGTCATAGGCGTGCCTGTAAGCATCACTAATACTGCAAGGCTCACCATCGATGCCATGACCGAGTGCCTCTGCAAATTTTAATTGCTTTGGTGTCAGAGATTTTTTCTTTGATCCCTTTTTTTTCCCACCATCAATCACTGTAAATTTATCTTTTATTTCATCGCTCATGATTAGAATAATAATGGATCAGGCTCAGAGTATGCAAGAGTACATCTTCAGAGTTAATGCTGAGTAAGGTCTAGAGGATACATTCCTTGAGGAATAATTAATCGTATAAATATACTAATTAAGTATTGTAATCATGTACGAAGTGTGAGCATATAAAAGGGGTAATTGATAAGGAGAAAATTTTAGACCACCACATGACGATCATTAAGAAAATCCCTTTAATGATTGTAGAGACATAGTTAGTCATCAGGAGAAACAGCGATGCAAGGGTTTGGAGCAAGGTCTGAATAGTATGTCGTATCGTCATTAGAGACAGGATGCGAAGGCGTGACAGAAAGTAGTAGGTAATTGTTCTAGGGTTCTCGAAAGAGACTAATTGATCCCCAATATCTGAGTATTGTTAAGGCGTAGGTTTAAAGACCGAGTTGAGGCGTACAGGATATCGCATGGTGTTGCCTACTGATGACCGAGCATGGCTCGGAT